CACGACCTAGGACTCACGTAAGGAACAATAAAAGTAAAAACGTGCTTTTCCTTGATATCAAATACCACATGTGGGTACATCCACCAAGAATCGCCTACAGCAGCTGCATTAGCATTCTCAGCCAAAACCTTATTGGTGCCAGGCAAGAACACAACCGCAAGACGCCCAGTATGAAACTGAGAAGCGGACACAGTCAATTTATATTCTATACTACCACGCCAATAATGATATAGTGCAGACACACCACACAAATTATTACGTACAATACCTGTTGCTATATTAGTAAAACGCCAAACTGGATGCACAAGAGCAACATGGTTTTTGAAACCAATGTCATCCATGTACGACCACTCACTACTATCTATTAAACCAAAAACACGCATTAATTCTAAGACCTGCCCATTCCATTCAAAAGATTGATTCGCGGACGGACGACGCATCTCCAAAGACAAACGATGGATAGCATCATCAATGCCACAATTAGAAAACTGACCAGCAGAAACATTTTTAAGGTGTTTCGACTCTCCAACTTGCCTCTCATAACACTGATATCCACGAGTATCAGGAGCAATAAGTACACGCAACTCGGGGTTTCGAGCCATCACAAATGCTTTACCTGATACTATAGAATTCATGGTCTGGGGAACCTCTAATCTAGAAAGTGAAGCTATATAAACACTACCCAAGTTAGCATTCACAAAGTACCCTGGGGTAAATGAAATATAGGGATGAATATTCTCATACGGTATAACAAGTTCAATTTCATTTCCCAATGACACATCAAGTTCCACATTCAGCATTGAAGTCATCTCAACATATGTGGGACTCCTCAACTGTCCAGTACGCAAAGAATGTTTACCAAAGAAGTCAAATGCCATGATCAGTCTCCCACCATGAAAGTGAGTAGTATTCACATGACACCTAACGACCAAGTCAAATTTATGTAAGGCAAAAGCCCCAGCGGACTGGATGAGCAGTTTATGATACGATTTAACTCGTGATATCCACTCAGACGGTAAATCAATGTCAGCAAGAAGCTCTCCTGTCACCATTTCACGCGCCCAAATGAATTCCTGCACAAGGACTGGTCTCTGCAACACATCTTCAAAACTCCACGGTCTCTCCCTTGTATGCGTTGCGTCAACATGATCCACAGTTTTCATAATCTCTTGATCAACCTCTCTCTGATAAATATGTGAAATATCGGTGTCTTCACTTTTCTGATAATCGAAAGGTACCTGCCCTTCAGGTCGTAATTCAGTCATTGGTAATTCATCCTCTTTACCCTGTCGAATGCCTGTTCGAGGTGTGACAATAATGCCAGAACCTGAACCCCCACCTTGGTTAGTGGGATTCCCATTTGGATGGGATGCAGCATCATTCATAGCGTGTACTCCAACACAGAGTTTATGAATGTGTGCATGCAAGTCAACAATATCTTGCCGAGTGATATTCCCAGTGTTGCTTGCAGGGGTGCGGCGCAGTAACTCACGTACAGCAGCTCTAGTCTGTTTAATCTCAAATTCCATTCTATCCAAGCGCTTTGTGAGAACACCTGGTTCAGATGGATGTGGCTGCATATAGGGTCCTGTGTACTCAGCATTCCAATCCCCTTGTTTCTCTACCATATCACGACGAACCCAAACGTCAGACTTACCACCCTTCTGGGGAAAAGGTGGTAATGGTATAGTACCTCCTGCATTTGCATACAGTTGATTCAAGGCCTGAGCAATCCATTGCACTTGGTCATTGGTAAGTTGACCAGCATTATTGCCTGGCACAGGTGGCTTTATTGGGTCTGTTGGAAAAGCCGAGTTAGATGGTCTAGGCAGTTTTCCCTCATGAATGAGCTTCTGCACATGACGTGCAAGAGCGATCGTATTTCCTGAGATATCGCACCAGCGATGGTATGAACCCCAATTGGAACTTCCGGTCATCTGATTCAAGGGGACGCCTAAGAGCCGACCTAACTGTATCTGATTGTAGGACATAATTGCCCAATCTAACCACGGATCTAAATTATACCCTTCCGAAATCTTGTGGAACACAAGTCCTTCAATATTCTCTGCAGTCATTCGAGTTCCAACATAACTCGATTTGGCCAATTGTACATTCTTCTGGTGATTTTCTCTAGTTTGAGGCACATTCACACCATAAGAATGACTATCATAATACATTCCGTAGTCTCCCTGTTTCTCACCTATCCGCCCCTGTACACAGCTCCTGCCACGAG